AGTAGTTGATACTATTTTCAACAGGGGCGAAGCAGCAACAGTTACAGTAACAAGATGAGAGACACGATTTTATTTGGAGATTGCAAGAAAACTTTGAGTGAATTTTTACCTCAGAGTGCTAGGACTTGTGTAACTTCTCCACCATATTATGGACTTAGGGATTATGGTACAGCAACGTGGATAGGTGGCGACCCTAATTGTAATCATAGGAGAGATAGTAAAGTTAAACCTGAGAATTGTAATACAGGTCATAAAAATCATGATGAAATGTATGGAGTAGGAGATGCAATATACAAAACTGTTTGCCCTAAGTGTGGTGCAATTAGACAAGATAATCAAATTGGATTAGAAGAAACACCAGAAAAATATGTAGAGGAAATGGTTAAAGTATTCAGATTAGTAAGGGATAATCTTACTGATGATGGTACATTATGGTTAAATATAGGAGATAGTTATTATAATTATAGAAGTGATGGGAACTATCCTAAACAAACAGTAAGTAAAACTAGACAAGATTTACCTACTAAAACACCTGTAAGGGGAAATAAATTAGATGGTTTAAAACAGAAAGATTTGATTGGTATTCCTTGGATGTTAGCATTCGCATTAAGAGCAGATGGTTGGTATCTAAGGCAAGATATTATATGGCATAAACCAAATCCAATGCCAGAAAGTGTGAAAGATAGATGTACTAAATCACATGAATATATTTTCCTATTAAGTAAAAATAAAAACTACTATTATAACAATGAAGCAATCAAAGAACCAGCAAAAGATTGGGGAACAAGAAACAGAACCAAAGGAAAATATCACAATGAAGGAACAGGATTACAACCACATTCAGGTCTTACAAAAAGTTATCCAAAAAAGAATAAAAGATCTGTTTGGTCAGTAACAACTAAACCATTTAAGGGTGCGCATTTTGCAGTATTTCCACCTGAATTAATTGAACCTTGTATCAAGGCAGGTAGTGAGGTTGGAGATATTATTCTTGATCCTTTTATGGGATCAGGAACAACTGCTATGGTTGCAAAAATGTTAGATAGGTATTATATTGGGTGTGAATTATCTGAGGATTATGGTAACTTAATTCAAGAAAGAGTGCCAATAAATGTTAGTTACCTCTAAAGTGTACTATTAATGAGAATGATTAAATTATGAAGAACTTACATCTTGAACACCCTGAGGATATGATACTAGAGGGTAATGTAAAAGTATTTGATGCACTATATGAAACAGCACACCTATCACTTAAGATTGATGGTGCACCTGCTGTTGTATTTGGGACTCACCCTGAGAATGGTAAGTTTTTTGTGGGAACTAAGAGTGTATTCAATAAGAAGAAAGATATGATTTGTTATACTGTTGAAGATGTATTCAGAAAGTATGATAGAAAGACACATGATAGTTTAATCAGAGTATTAATTAATTGTATTCTATACCTACCTAAGATAGATGGTATTATACAGGCAGATTTTATTGGTGTAGGTGGTAGTAATATATACAGACCTAATACTTTAGAATATCACTTCCCTGAGATAGTTACTCAAAAGATTATACTAGCACCACATACTTTTTACAAAACCAAGACAACATTATTAGATGCTGTTGCTCAACCATTAACACCAAATGTATATTATCTAACTGATAATGATAATGTTAAATGGATACAACCAACTGTAGATAAGGTATTTGATGACCATAAACCACCAAAAGTAAGAACAGATAATGTTAAATTCTTAACTACAAAGGAAGCAAAAATCGCAAAGACAGCAATTAATCAACTTATCAAGAATGATGTAGAGTTATCTGACTATAATCTATTTGAGATATTGGGTTGTAATCATCTTGTTAATCTATATCAATTAATTCTAGAGATTAAACAAGAGTTAATGGATACTTTTATTGTATATGGTTCTCCAAAATGTTATGTTGATGGTATAGAAATTAAAGGAGAAGGATTTGTTATGACTACAAAGTATGGTATAATTAAATTAGTTGATAGAAAAGAATTTGCTTATGCTAATTTCAATAATGGTAGATTTAAAAGTTAGTTACCTCTAAATTGCATAACAAGTAAGAATTATTAAATATGAATCAGATCAAGTTAAGGTCACATCAGGCAAGCACTTTGAATAGAATGTCATACCACAAAAAAGGTCAGGTCATTGTACCTACTGGTGGTGGTAAGACTATGTGCATGATTGAAGATGTCAAGAGAGAGATCAAGCAAGCAGATTATAGAAGAACATTTGTTGTAGTTGCACCTAGAATATTATTAGCACAACAATTATGTGAGGAATTTTTAGAGCAAATTACTGGTGTCAATGTACTTCATGTTCACTCAGGAGAGACTCATCATACTAGCACTACAAAACCAGAGAAGATAAAAACATTTTGCATATATCCCTTACATTTACATACAATTATATTCACTACATATCATTCATTACATAGGATACAGGAAGCAGATATTAATGTTGATACAATATACTTTGATGAAGCACACAATAGTACAGCAAAAAACTTTTTTCCATCTGTTGAGCATTATTCAGCAGAAGCAAAAAGGTGTTATTTCTTTACTGCTACACCTAAACATTCACTCACTATTAATAAAGTAGGAATGAATGATGCTTATGTTTATGGTAAAGTTATTGTAAATATTCCAGCACCTAAGTTAGTCAAAGAGGGTTATATATTACCACCTAAAATGATAGTTAAGACTATCAATGTAGCAGAGGAAGATGTTAATGAGTGTAAGCATATTGTTGATACTATTGATGAGATTAGTGTCAAGAAAGTATTATTATGTGCAAGGTCAACAAAGCAAATAATTAAACTAATTGACCAGACAAACTTCACTCAGGAATTAGCATCTAGAGACTATTCTTGTATGTACATTACAGCAAAAACTGGTGCATATATTGATAGTAAGAAAGTTGATAGAGATACATTCTTTGATACTCTCAATACATGGGGAAAAGATGCAACTAAAAGATTTGTAGTGTTACATCACAGTATTCTATCTGAAGGTATCAATGTCAAAGGATTAGAAGCAGCAGTATTTCTTAGAAACATGGACATTATTGGTTTATCTCAAACCATAGGTAGAGTTATCAGGACAGGAGATAATGATAAGAAGTATGGATTAGTTGTTGTACCTACATGGGATAAAGTTGGTATATCTACATCTAAAAGATTATCAGGTGTTGTTGATACTGTATTCAATAGAGGAGAGGTAGCAATTAGTAAAGTAAGGAAGTAAATATTATTCTTAAATATTAGTTACCTCTAAATTGCGTAATTGATGTAAAGATTATTCAAATTAATGTTATCATCAGAAATTACAAGAGAACTTCAATCTTTAACTCAAACATGGAGAAACAATAATTTTGTTTTTACTGGAGAGCAGAGAAAGAAGTATGATAGATTGTTATCTCAGAGGAGAGAATTTATCAAGCAATGGAAGGAAGAAGGTAGAGTTTATAGTTCTACTACACCAACCAAAGTTAAGGTTAAGAAAGAGGAGAAGGCATGAGATTTATTCAAAGATATAAATCCCCAAATGTAATTGGACTTGGGGATAGTGTTAGATATGAAGGTAAAGACTACCTAGTTCTAATTAATTACATTAAGGGAGAAACAGATGCAAAAAACTATACACCCAAGAGTAATAGAACTATTCTAATTGATGACAATGATAATAGAGTTACTTGTCTTGATTATACTAAACTTGAAATCTTAACAAATTCTACTTTTATATCATGAAGAAAACTTATCAACAAGAACAGTATAATGAATTGCACCCTAGACCAAAATCTAGATATGAGCAATTTCAAGAGTGGTTAAATGAGTGTCCAGTTGAGATAGCAAACTATCTTGATTATACTGATACATTTGAAGTTACTTTCAGAGTTCCCTTAGAGGATAGTGCTGAAAGTATTACTGAAGAACAACTTAAATCTATTAAAGGTAATTTATTATAGCACTAAATGTTAGTTACCTCTAAATTGCATTATTATTGAAGGATTTATTTATTATGAACACATTTGATTTAACATTTGA